TCCTCCGTTATAGAGCCACTCGTCGACGGTTGCAGCTTCCCAGATTGGGTAGAAGTGAAGACCGATTGCGTTAGATGACGGTACAACGGCTCCTGAGATAATGTTGTTTCCATATAGAAATGAGCCTGCTACTGGCTCACGGATCCCGTCGATATCAACGGGAGGTGCAGCTATGAAAGCGATGATGAAACAAGTTGCTGCAGCAAGTAGACATGGAACCATTAAGACTCCAAACCAACCAACGTAAATACGATTGCTAGTAGACGTTGTCCACTCACAGAACTCGTCCCATCCTTTCAATACGCTGCCGCTTCTTGCTAAAGAAGAGCTAGTCATTTTAAGTAATAGTACGATTGAACTTGTAAGATGAGAGACTTACCCCCATGGTCTCGGTTTGGGGTATTTAAAGAGTCAGCAATGACTCAGATCTAATGTTAGCAATTCGAAATATTAGCCAATTCTATAAACCGTATAAGTTTTATTTACCCTCCTCTAGATTGAGCTCCTTTGTTCTGGCTTCTAGTAGGTCCGCGCTTACCGTCTCTTGCTGCCGCATTCCTTGACGCTGCAGCTTTGGCACGACTTGCGGCTTGTCCACGTTTAGCATGTGCTGTTCCTCCTCCTTTTCCAACGGAATAGTAATCTCCTGAATCAACTTCATCAGGCCAATAACAACCAAAAGCATCACATTTTCCAAATGCCTGCTTGTAATCCAAGTCTGTAGCTGCTGGATTGTATTTCATTCGTTGTGCTAAAGCATCCACGTTATCTTCGTAACTTCCCTCTAATCGATTTCTTTTTAGAACATCTTCTTTTATTTGTTCATCGACCGTCTTCTTTTTGACAGGTTCAACAGTTACCTTATCCTCTTTTTTTTTTTCCTCGTCCTTCGTCATGTCTCCTAAAAAAGTATCCCAATAACTAGCCCACCCACGACTGTTACCATTTCCATCGTCAGCTTCCGGATTGGACGGAGCTCCGGACTGAGATCCTAAATCTGCTAAAGCCACTATCTCAGGTGCATTTGCACTGGAACTAGGAGGTTGGTAGTGCTTCCCTAAATTGCTTTTCCAATCAGCACTGTTAGCAAATCTCATTCACTTGATTTGAGTCTTCTATACATTAGGTTACCCGAAATAGAAATCCTCTCCTCATCGCACTCAAAGAAAGGGTAGACACAATGTTGCAGTGTCGAAGGAAACACCAGTATATTTCCATTTGACTCGGGATTCAGTTCGATCTTATGTTCACATATTCCTCCTACCAAATTCTGATAGTAAAAAACAAAATCAGAAGCTAGCGAGTTATTGCTACGTTTTGATATGGGGAGATTATGCTGCTCTTTTGCATAGGTAGGAATCTTCATCCAGACGACAAAAGAGGCAGCACCGGAATGTTCATGAACAGGATTAAATTCATGTTTCTTTTGAAAATTCACCCATAAAGAACTAAGACAAATATCACACTCGTAATCCTTTTCTTCCTCAAAAACGACACCACGACCAGCATACGACTTTAAAAATTCTTCTAAATACTTGGTTACAGAGCCTCTTACATGTTCCATGAAAACATTATCTTTATCTTTCATCTCCAGACTTGAAGTTATATTCCCTGCTAACCGATCATTGGCTGATATGTCTGTTTTTCTTGCTTCTTCAATACATTCCCAAAGATGTTCGACTATGTCATCATCTAACTTCGCATATAGCAGAGGGATATTAGGCGGATAAAAAATAGACCAATCGGTTGTCATATCACACTAAAAAACCACCACCATCATAGATGGCAGTGGCTGTTTAGGAAACTTTCTAAGCTTCAGAAACTAATACTTTACTACGTAAAGCGTCAGGTGTTGCCTGACTTAGCATTTGCCACGCTTGCTGTGGATTCTTGTCGCTAAGAGCAGAGAATGTATTCCAAAAATCATCTCCAGTAGCTGCCTTTTGTACTCCAGGAGCAGGCATATCTATTTGAGGACGTTGGAACTGCTGTGTAGGTGTTTGACCTTGAGCCGGTGCTTGAGGTGCTTGAGGTGCTACCTGATTAGGAACAGGAGCCTCGGCACGAGCTTGTGCAGAGCGAGCTTCATTTGCAGCTACTTCTGCTGCTAAACGATCCTGAGCTATCTCTACAGGATGAGGGCCATTAGGTCCGAAGAACTCGTTGACGTAAGAAGACAACATGTCGGGGTTAGTCAACATGGTGTGATAAGCAGCATTGTCAGACGCTGCTGCATCTACGACTTTCTTTGCTCCTTCTAAATTACCAGTCAACTTCTGAACTCTTCCAGCCAAGTTAGAAGCTGTCTGAGTTTGTGCTAATAAAGCATCTTCAACTACACATGCATACTTATTTAAAAGTGCAGGTGCTTCAGCTCCGAAGTGCTTAAGAACTTCAAGACTCTCTCCGCTTACGCTGCCTAGATACCCGTCTGGACTTTGTACGTTCTCTTGCTGCGTTGAGGTCTGAGCCTGTACCTGTGGTGTCTGGGAATACGCCTGCGTTGCTTGGGGCAGATAAGTCTGCGTCCCCGAAACGGATGGAGCCGCTTGGTACGTTGGTGCCACTTGGGAGGGATAGTTCTCCTGTGGTGTTGGTGCCTGTTGGGTCGGAGTTGAGTAAGCTGCCTGGGGTTGGGAGTTCTGCGTTGCGCTCAAACTCTCTGTTAGGGCGTTGAACGCCGACTCCCATGGATTCGCCACCTGTGGAGCCTGTGGAGCCACCTGTGGAGCCTGTGGAGCTGTCTGTTGGATCGAGGGATCCGAAGCTGTCTGGTACGAAGCTTGGGCGGTCTGGGCCGGTGCTTGTTGATAAGCCACGTTCGGCACGGGAGCGCTCGATGGTATCGAGCTCTGTTGGGTCACCGGTGCTTGTGTTGTCGTTGTATTGTCCTGCATAAGTTAGCTCTCGCTTTAAGAAATCAAATGCCCTATATACGTAGGGTGTTACATCAAGTTTAGGGTCTGCCAATAAAGGCAAGTCTGGGGCCTGCGGATGAGGCGTTTGTCGCATGTCATTTATCAGCGACAAGAATTGTCCAATACTGCTTTGTGTGGCTTGAGCCATTCTAAATGGATAGCCACTAAGCATTGCACTTCTCTCTTCATCTGTCTTGTCAGGGAAGAGGTATCGCAACGCCTCGATGCTGTTAACACCGAGTTCTTGTAAGTTGCGAACAACAATACTTGAATTTAGTATATCCTCTGTGCCATCTTCGAACACGGGACCTTTCCATCTCCACTCCACTTTTCTATTCCCGTCAGGAATTAGGCCAACAACTCCAGGAGGAAGTTCGGAATTCTGAACCGCTTCTCTAATCGCTAATTCAAGTTGACTCTCATATTCACTCTCTGCTAGTTCAAACATTCTTACCTCGTTCTGATAGACAGTTTCATCTCCCTCTATTTCTTCTTTTATAGGAGCGATAGGTTTTTGAAGCTGAAGAGCAGCAGCGAATGATTCACGGAAAATTCTTTCTTCATGGAAGACAATTAAACCGAATAATTTGCATAAACCATAAGTCAATAATCCTCTACATCTACGTGTGGCAGTCGTCGCAGCTCGACCATAAAGAGATTTGATTTCATATGCTGTGGCACCAGAGCTAATACCTAGCTCATCCACGCCACCCATGGCAGTACGAAGTTCTTCTCTGTACTGACGTGCATATAGATTTTGATCACCAGAGACTGCGTCTGGAGTCAAGTAAACAGCTCTGTCTGTAGCCTCTACATTCGCAATAATCCTTGGTACCTTCATTCCTGAAGTACCAGTTCCAATAGGAGAACTTACACGAGTAGAGGGTCTACTCATTGAAGAGAATCCTGCTTGAGAACTAATAGTAGGACGCAAAGTATCTTCACTTCCAGACTCAACCAAGTCATGTTTTGGCCTGCTAGAAACTAATGTTGGATTACCAAAGAAAGTAATATTAGTCCGAATATTTTTAACCAAATCATCGTGCAAGACAATCTGATCAGATAACCAATCAAAATCACCAGTTGAATCCATGCCTGTTGAACGCATGGTGTTAAATGATTCAACCGCAGGTATAAAACCAAGACTATTAACTAATGTTCTAGTAGATGTGGGAGACCAAGTAAAGTTCTTGCCTACACCTGCTTCAAAAGACGGCTTCTCAGTCGTGATTGATTCTTTAATCGTGTCCCTACGAACTTGCAACTTCACCCATCTTTCACTGCCATTCTCTGAATTAGGAGTTGCTAAAGCTCCTATTCCGCTACGCACAGAAAAAGAATAAATCAATTCGACTTCTTCTAGCTGGGAACCAGCATCGTAATATGCACGGTAATTATCCTTACTAAACCACATGATGCGGTATGTATCTTCTACTGGCCTGAAATAAAACAGACCCTTTCCATCAATTAAGAAATCATCAACAATCCCTTCTAGTCGACTATCAATCTCATTTTCTTCAACTAATTGAGATAAAAATAATCTTCTAAATCCAAAGGTATCTTGAGCTGGAAAAAATTCTATTCCTTGACGAAGCATGAAAAGCTTCATCTGAGCTAAGTGGCTGTTAACCACCATTGTGTCAGTACCACTAGAACCATCTCGCTTTCTAGCGGCTTCTAGTATCTGACGAAAACGTTCGGTTCCTGGTTTGCTCATTTTATAATCCTACCTCCATTCTATTTGGGCACCGCCTCGTTTCATGAGACCTTGCACGACAATATTCAAAGAATCGGCACAGTCGTCATGGGGAGAATGACCGAAATTACAAACTTCATCAACCATGCAAGTGAAATCTCGATATTTATTGAAGATGATCTTCTTACCTTGAAAAAGACCGATAATCCCCCTTAGGCGAGCAAGCTTATCTCCCCTAAAACCTTTAACAGGACTAACACTTAAATTATAGAGCTGCCACTCATTAAAAAGTATTCTCTTTAAATCTCCCTCGAAACTCTTTTGATAAGCAACTACTTCAGGCCATATAACCACAGGAGAATCTGTCTGGAAATATTGGCCATCATCGTTAGTGCTGAGCAAATTCCACTCCACCAATAACTCGCATAAAGCCTCAATCTTTTCTAAGTTCCCCATCGATCTCATTCTTTTGTAATCAATTACGTAAACCTTGTCCTCCTTTCTCCCCGCCAAAGTAAATACAGTCCAATCATTCCTCTCGCTCATGCCTGCAGACAAATCAATCCCTACTCCAATAACGTCATAATCATCAGGCACTTCTCCTTTGACAAATAACTCTGGAGAGATTCCAAGTTCTGTCGTCTTAATAGGTTGATTCAGATATTGATAAGAGAAAGCAATTCGATCATCAGCCTGCAACTTCAGGAGATATTTGACAGACCAAAAAGAAGGCCAGTAGGACTTCGGTGTTCCACTATCGTCATAACTTAAAGCACCTTGAGTAATAACTTTCCATCCTTTCTTCTCACAAAAAGTTGTTGTAAATAAATCATCAAAATGAAATCGAGTTCCTAAAGCTATTGCACGAGCCCCTTGGAACATGGTTGGAACAATCACGTTTGTCCAGTTAGACTCCATTTCTCTTCGGATATCTGGATTCGCAATAGCTGCTGCACTCTTGATTGCGTCATCAACGATGATCAATGAGCTTCTTTTAGAAGTAATCGTTCCTTTTAATCCTGCACAAGCAACCGTAAAAGCATCCTCTCCTCGCACATCAATCTCTGCGTGTTCAAAATCAATTGACCACAATTCATCACTCGTGCGATGCTTCGATAGTCTGACTGTCGGAAAAACTTCTTGGTATTCCTTGTTAGAAATTAGGTTTTTTATGGCAGCACTTTTATTACGGGCAACGTCAACGTTATAAGAGACATATAGAGTTCTCAGCAGTTTCTTTGCTTGAGCATGCCGACCTATCAACCAAGCAACTAACAGACCGATTACTGTTGACTTAGCACTACCTCTAGGACTTAATAAACATGTATTGGGACCCGCAATATCGAGCAAATGCTCGTTGCTTTGACCTGTTAAAAACTCTTTGTGCCACACCTTCATGTGACGAGCAGCAGGTTTTCCCATTAGCTCGCAAAAGAACGCAAAACTTTTACGTGCTTTTAATACATGTGGCGGAGTAGCTACTACTTCTGGCTGGCTTTGGATAGCACGAGCAGCTAGTTGGGCACTTCGCCTACGAGCGAGAGATATCGAGGCGTTAGACATATAAACAGTCTAGATATTATTCACTATTTCAGCTACATAAGAATAATCTTTTCTTTCTGCCTCCAACCCTTCCTATCCACCCATGATTGAAATTCAGCCTTAGCCTCTGGCGTTAAATAACCAAAGAATCTGTTTAACGCATGCTTTAGGGCATAATTTTTATCTTCAAATTTTTCCAGTTCTAAGCCGCCATGTAAAGCACAGCATGCATCCAGAAGATCGTACATGGGTACTGACTTCTCAGCGTTTTGTTGTTCCCTATTCATAAATAGTGATAAACTTAAGTACTGGTTATTTGTTCACTATAGTTCCAATTTCATCGACCAGGGTAATCGTTGCTCGTAGTCGATCCTGTCAGCCATAAAGTTGTAGGCGATAGTAACTCTATCTTCTTCCGTTTTATTCTCGTTAGGCTTGTGTAGCTGATAACTAGGAAAAATAATTAAGTCGCCTGTTTTTGCTGGAATCCATTCATCTTTGTGCCATGAATGAACGATACTGAAGTCGTAGATACAAGTCGCTGTATCTCCTGGGCTAGATCGTTTATACGAGTCTTTAAAACCCAAAGACATATCTTTCCCTTTGATATATAAGACAGCGGAGAGGAAAGAATCCGCATGACAGTGAAAATCAAATCCAACCTGCTTCGGCATTTGACAATTCATCCATGCGGTGACAATATTCCATTTGCCAATCCTCTCATGCTTAGGAGCTACTTCGACGACTAATTTCAGAACCTCATCATGAATAGCCTTGAAATCCGGATTCTCCAAAACATCAATAAAATTTGTTTTATTATTAGCAGTCCATCCAGTCGATAGTTGTTCAACGCTTGGTGTCGAATCTAAGAATTCCTTATCTACAGCAAATTTATGAAGACAGGTTGGGAATAAATCCAAGCGGCCAGCGTAATTATAAAGGCCCATATTGCCTCACCTTGTCTACTATTTGATCTATCACATTAACATCTAATCCTAGGAAGGGAGGAATAATTCCAAGAATCCGCAAGAGTCCGTCGAGGAATAATGCAAGACAAGTGAAGCCAAGAATCATACTTATAATCGTTGCGTTCCTATTATGCTGCTTCATTGAGGCTTCGTCGATAGCCTTAGCTTTTGCAACTGCATCGGCCAACATGATATCTACTTCTTCTTTTGTGTAACACAAATGAGGTAAGATCTCCCTAATTTTATCTTCGGTCATATGCCATTAAGTCAATGACAATAGACTACTTGTCCTCAACTAATGCAGCCCATACAGATTCATAGGCTAAATCCAAAGCGTTAGTCATATCCTCGTTTCCTTTGAAGATTGATCTTAATTCACGCATCACTTTGTCTGCTCCTGAGAGAATTAATCCTCTTTTATCAGTACCTCGGGACATCTTTTCTACCTCTACTACGTGACCTCTTAGCTCTTTAGATAAGTGAGCTATACGAGTAGCGGCAGCATCTGGTTTGACTAGGTCTGCTTGTACTTGCTGCCTTAAGAAATCTATGTCAGCTTCTAATTTAACTATCTCTGCAAGCATTAATTCTCGTCTATTTAACTTCGGATAATTTTTCGAAACCCACTTGTCTAGGCTAGAAAAACCTCCGTCATATCCTAAAACGGTTGCATATAACCAAATCTCAATAATTGAATAAGTATTTTCAACGTAAGCAAGAAATGCCTCGTGGCGATCTTGGTCTAATGATGCTAGAAAAATTTGAACAGGATTTTTTATATCAATTGGCATTAACCGTAGAATTTCGCACCTGACCTTTGTATAGCACCTCTAGCATCTGCACGCATCTTCCTTTCCTCATTATATTTATCTCTTTGTGTTTTTCTAGTCTCTGAGCCTGTCTCACGAGTTAACAAGCGATCTTGCAATCCTTGCATCCTTGTATTCATTCGAGTCTGACTGCCTAGTTCCTGTTGACCAAGGCGCTGCTCCTGTCCTGTTATACGTAGAGTCTTTCTGTCCTGATCCCCTTGAGTCCTTATTTCTCTTCTACCTTCTTGACCTTGTTTACCCATTAATTCCTTCATTATCCCACCTTCTGCTCCCATTAGTTTTAAAGTATTACCTGTCTTCAGATTCTCCATACCTCCGTAATACTCAGCCCAATTACCTAGCTGCATCCTTTGATTTTGTCCCTGCAGACCCATGTTCATGAGCATGCGGTTAGCATCCATCATGTGACCTGATAGAGCCGTACCAAGAGATTTATTGTTTGGATTAGCCTTAACCCAAGTGGTCATGTCAGTTAGACCTTGGTCGTAAGCTAAAGCAGCAGATGTTCCAGGACGATAGTCCCATACTCCACCTGATTGAGAATTGGCTAATGAAGACATTACGTTAGTTTTCCTATGTTTTTAGTTTACTTATTTCTTCCTTGGTACTCCGAAGACCTTCTGATATTGGCTACCACTTGATCTCTGGTCTGTCTACCGGATGAAATCTCCTTCGCCCAGTAATCTTTTCCACCTTGGTCTGCCGCCCTACCAAGTTCTTTTTGGTAGACATTATCCAAGAAACTTCCGGTGTCCTGCTTGACTGGACGGGACGGAGCTGGCTCTACTGAGGGCTTAGGACGAGTTGGGGTAGGTTGACTAATCGACTCCCTTCTAGACCTTCCTACGCTCTCCTGAGCTGCTCTCTGAGCTGATTGTTCTTGTTGCACTTCAGCCCTTTTCTTTGCTGCTCTTTTTTCCCTTTGAGGAGTAGCAGGGATTGATCTCCCGAGATTTTCCTCTGCTGTATTTCTTTGGGTACCGTATCGTTCTAGAGGTCCTCTCCAGTCATCTTCTGTGTCTCGTAACTCTTGTAAGTTACTTTCATGTTCTTCTCGAGAAGGAGTACGTCCACCCCTGTATGCAACGGCAGGTTCTATGGAAGCTTCACGCCTTGTTCCTGGTCCGGCGGCATGAGGCTGTCCTCCGAATGGCACTACTCGTGGAGGATTGGATTCGTCTATTCTGGTTCGACGTTTTTTAGCTTCTTCTGACTGTTGGAAAGATTTCTTTATCTCGTCTAGGCTCATGCCATCTTTCGCTCTTCCCATCCAATAATCCATGCCTTCACGATCTGCATCTCTCCCAAGTTCTGTGCGATAGAACTGTTCTATAGCATCCTGATTAGGATTGCCAGGATCAGG